CACAGATCTATCGCCAGGCTTCCACTACCAAGATTGATTTCAAGGCAAGGTCTGTGGACCAGGCAATTCAAACTCTTGGCAGTATGTGGATAGCTATGATTGTAAATCTTGGAACAGAAGAACATTTAACAAGCGTTGAAACGGATAAGGGTATGGAAGAACGAAGATATATAGGTGCTATGCTCCAAGGGATGGACTTTGAAGTTAGAGCCAGATCTGGATCAATGTTACCGGAGAACAGAGAGTGGATTGAACAGAAAATCATGCAGCTTATGCAGATGGGTCTTGTTACGGATCCGATGTATATCCTGGAGAACATAGAACTACCAGGAAAAGAAAGACTTATGAGATCCTTAATGGACCAACAGCAACAGGATACAGGTAATGCTGAACCAATGGCAGCAGAAGAACTGGCAGCACTGGGGACCGATGAGGATGCGATTATGAGAAAGTTTGAGAAAGATCCATCATTAATGGATAGACTACCAGATAATATGAGATCAAGATCGTAAAAAAAGAAAATGATCAGATAAATTTGGATAGTATATAAATATGGTGGATTTTGTCTACCAAATGAACAATGAAAAATTAACTTTTGTTGGAGGAAAACAACATGAGTGACAATATTGAAGGCGGGATCTATGGTGCTGAAGTTGAAGCAGACGTTGCAGCTTCGCTTGTGGTCGAAGAAGCAGAAGTAGCAGCAGAGCCTACAGAAGCCCCTAGTGAACCCAACGGTGAGGAAGCCACCGTAGAAGGCCAGACTCAAGAGATTGAGCAACCGGTTGAATCTGAAATTGAAACCCCACCAGTAGATACTAGCGTAGAAGTGGATGGAAAAAGTTATTCGCTTGATGATATCAGACTAGCAATAGATGATTCTCGGAACAGAAGCGATTGGCAGAAATCCAATACCAAAAAGGCACAACAACTTTCTGATGATCGGAAGGCTTTGACTGTAACCCAGAAAAAGTTTGATGATCTAAAGAAAGATGAAGACCTTATGGAGACTCTCAAGGATTACCTTGGTGAGGACCACGCTCTATTCCAGGAAACTGATGAGCCTAATGAAAATGCTCAAACACAACAGGACACAAAGGATCCAACAGATAGTCGGATCCAGGAGTTGGAAGATAAGATAGAGATGCAAGAAGCCCAACAAGCGGTAGAACGAGACATCCAGGTATTAATCAAGAACCATCCAGAACTTGATGGTAAAGATAATGCTGTTAGAGAAGTTTTGAATACTGCGATCAATAAAGGGATGAGCAATCTTGAAGATGCATTCGTGCTCACTTATCATAAGGCTGCTGTAGATAGTTCATTCTCAAAGGCGGTTAAGACGTTAAAGAAAGCCAGTGCCAGCAAGTCAATTCCCGAAGCATCCGTTAAACACAAAGGTTCTAAATCTTTGTCTAATGTGAAGCCGGAAAATTTTGACGAAGCAAGAGCACAGGCTTTAAAATACGACCTATATGAGTAAACTTAAACAAAGGAGTTAACAGTGGCTTTAAATTATGACAATTTAAGTGCGTTAACGAAGGATAAGTATATTCCCCTTTTGGTCGATAATATTTTCGATTCCAATATTCTTACGCATCGCATGTTAAGAAAGTCGAAAGCAGCCGCCTCCGGAAACAAGGTGTTACAACCTCTTGAATATGGTAAGGCAGAAGCTAAAGGCTTTTTCAGTGGATACGATATCCTGGACACTAGTCCTACGGAAGTATTCACGGATGCGGAGTATCAATGGAAACAGGCTTATGCCACAATTAGTATTTCCGGTAAAGAGGAAATGCTCAATGATGGCCCGGAGCGTGTAGTCGATTTATTGGAGGCCAAGGTCAAAAACGCAGAGAAATCTCTAAAGGATCTATTCGGTAGCACCCTGTACGGTTCAACTGATGATTCCGGTGATGAGTTCATCGGGTTACAACATATCATCGCAGAAGACCGTTCACTTGGTGGAATTGATTCAAACACATACACTTGGTGGGATGCACAATCTGCTGCTAGTGGATCTGCTTCATATGCGAATATGGTAGATTCTACTCACGCTGATTTCATCCAAAGACAACTTCGTGAAATGTATGGTGGCTGTACGGTTGATAATGACAAGCCGTCCATCATCGTTACAACGCAAGTAGTCTTTGATGCCTACGAAGAATCCCTAACTGCTCAAAAGCGGTTTGGTGCTTCATCGAAGTCATTGGCCGATGCTGGTTTCACGAACTTACTTTATCGTGGTACCCCTGTGGTTGTGGATGATCATTGTCCGGATGGTTTGATGTTCTTCCTTAATGAGAAATATCTGGGTTTCCGTCATCATCGTAAACGAAATTTCGCTTTTGAGAAATTCGTTAAACCGGTCAATCAGGATGCAGCCGTAGCCAAAATTATGTGGCTCGGTGCCCTGACTTGTTCCAACGCTTCTAGACAGGGTGTTATTACAGGCCTGTCTACTAACTATACCTAGGAGGTATTATTATGGCTACTAGTCAAACAGCAGCAGATAAGAAGAAAGTTGGGATGCTCGGTGAGCGTGATGCGGGGGGTTTTGTGTATACATCGATTGGTTCATGCGACTTCTATACAGGAGAAGGTGAACCCAATCATGCAGCACGAAAAGGCTCTATCTTTATCGATGTTGAAGGTGCAGAAGCGTACATATGTACGGTTGCATCAGGGACATGGGTATTGATTGGATCCCAATCATAAACTGACCTTCAAACAATCTTATTAACTAACGTTGGGTTGGCCTGGTCTGTGAGCCGGGTCGGCCCAACAATTAAAAAAAGGAGTCAGAAATGACAGGTAACGAAATGTTATCAACCCTAGGTTTGCGATTAGAAGATCCTTCAGAATCTTCATTCACGCAAGCTGCAAAGCTAGATGCTTTGAATATTGCACAGAAAAGTGTAGTGAACTTAATTCACAATGCATACTTGGGCGAATTACAAGTGATCGATGAAACTGTTGCGATGACGGCCAACGCTGTCGATATTTCTGTCGGTGGTGATTTATCAGAAGAAGTAATGCGTAATGGAATCATTGCGGTCTATGATTCAAGTGATTCTGTATGGTGTACAATGATAGATCCAGGCGATCAGAAACGATTGGAAAATTCTTACCTTGCGGGTAGCACGACTAATCCGGTTGCGTATGTTTTTTCCGATAAACTATTTGTTGATGGCCCTGGTGCTACAGATAATATTGATGTGTGGTTCTTACGGTCCCCAGCAGCTATTGAAGCTGATACCAATGAATGTTCATTAAATGTTGCACTGCATGAATCTGTCGTAGATATGGCTGAATCTCAGCTGTGGAAGATGGATGCAAAAAATGATCGTGCAACAGCGGCATACGCAAATGGCAAGGGACAAATTGATTCACTAAACGCAAGATATCCAACAGAAGCCCCAACAGGTATAGGTACTAAAGGAAGGGGTTAACCCGTGATCTGGGAATCCCTTATCGATAGGACATTAACGTCCTTTGATGCTGGAACGCCTAGAGTTAAAGTCAGAAAGTACCTGGAAGAAGCCGAGGTAGATTTTGCTTTAGGAACAAAATGCTACGTTAAGGACTGGTCCTACATGCACAAGGCTGGCAGCATTTCTATTCCGCTGCCAAATGATTTTGTAGAAGTCGTTGGCCAAGTTGAATACGATACTGCTATATTAGATCATCGTAGAGATTTTAAAGTAAGTTCTCGCTTCAAAAAGAACAATCAGTTAAAAACCGGAACACCCCAATCTTATTATGTTAGGGGTGACAAAATGTTTATATATCCGGTTTCTGGTACTGGTCTTGTTACTTTCTCCTATGCTGCTATGCCAACACATCTAGATCCTAATCTAGCGGATCCAGGATATGTATGGCTCCGGTTCAAGGATCTAACCTATGAACAGTTTTATAGTGGCGATTCTATTGAGGGTCTTACCTCTGGTGCTACAGCGGAAGTGGTTGATGTAGTTAATGTTTACCAGGACCATGGATATTTGGTCTTAAAAAATTGGAACGAGACAGATTTCCAAGATGGTGAGCAAATATACAAAGCAAGTGAAGAGGAAGAGATGTGGAGCAACATATACGCTTCCTGGGAAGACTTGCTAGATGACTGGGCATCATTAGGTCTTGGTGGTGTTGCAAATGCCAGGGGTATTGAATATGATTATTCTGATCCTGGTGTTAGTCCAGTAATACCAGATGTGTATCATGCAGATCTAATTCATTACGCAAGATCAGC